TTATCGACTATTGATGCAACATGAGCAATTCCATCAAGCACTGATTTCTTAGCGTTTACAGTAGTAATATCATAATTTTGTGCAAAATCAAATCGAGTTTGCTGTGCAGCAGAATCTATATAAATATAGTCTATATCCCATTTATCCACGAGTCTTCGAATTTCATTTGCATGATGTTCTGTAGTTTTTTCTGCATCAAGATATTCATCCAGTAAGTAGTATTTTTGCTCGTCCCAGTCATACCCTACAACACAAAAAGCAGTAGGATCTCTATACCCTACATCAAGCCCTGCAAATACATCCATTTTTTTGGTTTCTAATTCTTCGAGATCATTTACACAATCATGAAAATTAAAACTCCAGATTTGTCCTTCATAAGTATTGAAGTCAGCTTCATACTCTTGCCGAAACTCAGCCGCGGACATGGATTTTCGAGCTTCCTCAATATCCACTTCAGAAACGCGAGGATTATCTCTATAAGTCGCTTTAACAGAAATCCACTCTGCAAATTCATCAGAAAAACCTCTATCAAAAAACTCTGCGAACCAGTTATTTCTACCCCGAGGAGTAGATATAAAAATCGCTTTTGAATTATCTTTATCTAGGGTTGGTCTTAGTGCTACATTAAAAGCATCCCTACCATCAGCAAGAGCCGCTTCGTCAAAAATAATAAGATCGTAGGATCTACCTACGCATGAGTCTACCTGATTGACAGACCCCATTCGTATTGTAGATGAGTTAGATAACTCTATTACCTTGTCTTTCGCATTATCTCTTACGACCTCTAAGTCAAAATGTTTTATTAGTGTTCTTTGTAGGTCAAAAGAAATCTGCGAAAGAGCGTAGTTTGGAGACATAATTAAAATGTTTGAACCAGGAACAAGGGAGACTAATTGTCCAATAATATTAGCAATATAAGTTTTCCCTTGTCGTCTAGAAATAGCCGCGCACACAAATCTGTACTTCGGATTATTTACAGCGTTTATTATTGCAACCTGTGAGGGTAGCGGTGTTATTCCCAGTAGCTGCATATATGGCTCTACTGGCAACTTTAGAAACTTATCCTCTGTTAAATAATCTGAAATAGACTCAGATAGTATATCTTGTCGACTAACTTCTATAGTCATTTTTACTCCTGTCCCATTGATCGAGTCTTACTGTATTTCCTACAAAACTGCCATTCTGAAAGACTTTCGTCTTCTTTAGGCTGTGTTTGTCGAATAATCTTTTTAACTTCTTCGAAGTTAATCGGCTCTTGATTTTGATGTTGATTTTTTATCGCCTTGACATCCACGCGGATACTCCCATGTAAGCTCCTACAACGCCCGTTTGAGCTATGTAGAATAGACCAAGTAAGTCTGCTAATGCAGACACCCTACTCTCAGATACCATTGGTGTAAATAATAGTGCACTAAACACTATCATAGATCCCATTGCTACCCAAGCCATTTTCTTTTGCGCTTCGGATTTTTCTTCCCGAAGTTCAATCTCTAACATATCTTGAGATCGTTTAATTTCGTCATCTGATACGGTTCCATCTCCATCGAGATCAAACTGATTATATTTTGAGTTCTTTTCTAATACTTTGCTCATAACTTAATCGCCAACAGAAGTAATATGGCTATGAGTAAAATATTAACCATAAATATTCCTATGCCTAAAATAGTGTGGTACCAAACCCACCTAGTTTTATAGGCGTTATCTACAGACAGGTCTCCGGGATCCGGGTCTTGCCATACATCCTCGGGTGCCTGTTTCCATAAGACTTTCCACCATTTCATCTCAAAAACCAAACTAGTACTGGAATTGATATAAGCACTAGAAGTAATGAGATTCCAATTGCTTTTGTGTATAAAACAAATTCTTGCTTATTTGCATTTTTTTGTGCTTTTGCTCTAGCGGCTCTTTTTTTAGCAGCAGCAACAGAAGTGGCTTGTAGCCTCTTCATTTCTTCATACGTTTGCATATTTCCTGTCATAAGAAATATGTCTTTTAGCTGTCTGTCGTAGTCTGTAATTCTTTTCTTTGCCATAGCAAGTTCCATGGCATCTTTTTGAGAAAGAGTTATCTTTCCTGCTTTAGCTTTAGCTTCTACCTCTGCAAGACTTGAAGCCGCTGTTGTTACTCTTCCAAAAACTCTTGAAAGACTATCTACATTACTTTTTGTTTCGCGTAGAGTACTTATGGCCCCATTTACTGCATTTAGTGTTCCCAGTACTGCGCTTATTTCTGCAATCATTACCACTTTACCTTATCTGCCCAGTACGCTGCGGACATCTTGCCTTTCGCAATATTCTTTGCATGGCGAGCTTTAAATGAAGCTCTTTTTCTTTTCATTGCTGGGCTTTCCCCCGCTTTTGGTTTACCAGCTGTTTTAGCCCCCTGTTGCCCAAATCTAATAGTCTTAACTTTAGTACCTACCTTAGCTACAACTATATGTGATTTTTTAGGGTGCCCAGGAGTACGCTTAGGTTTGTTAAAGCCTTTTACTCCTGCTCTTTTTAATCTTGGGTCCCTTTTTCTACCTTTTCTTTTTACTGCCACGTCTTTTTCTCTTCGCAAATGTACTAACATTTGTAGGCTTACCCGGAGGATTACCTGCTGCTCTTTTTCTTCGAACAGCAGACTTTCTTTGAGCTGCAGTTAAACGGGCGGCTTTGGCAGCTGGAAGGCATTTTGGATACTTTTTGCTTCCTGATTTGGTTCTTCCGCATTTTTCAAAGCCGCCACCTTTTTTAGGCCGAGAGATATCTACCCAATCTTCTTTAAACCATTTTGTTAAACCTCCACGAGGCTTTGCCATAGTTATCTCCCTCAGCGCTTATACTTCTTGCCCTTTTTCTTCTTTTTTCTTTTATGGGCTGAATCTTTCATAAGCCTGCCCCCAGGCATAAAGTGATATCCTTTAGGGGCTCTTTTTCCACGATACGTTTTCCTCATTACCTACCTCTGCGTTGCTTTTTCAGAAGTGCCTTCTGTAAAGCGGGCGGAAGTTTTTTCTGCTTAGCGGTTAATCCTTTTTTCTTTTTCTTTCCATTTTTCTTAGGCTTCTTTTTGCCCATTGGTTTTTTCTTTCCGTAGTGTGAAGGCATAATATTATCCCATGCGGTATTTACCGCCCCTGGCTTTGTAAGTTCTTACCAGCCAACCGTTTGCATATGCAGAAGGGTAAACGCGAAATTTACGTTTTGCTTCTGCCTTAACTCTTGCGTAAAGTTTTCTATTTGTGGGTATAGACTTTTTTCTTTTTGAAGATGTTTTTCGTTTACGAACCGCCATATTCTACTCCCCATCTTCAAGAACCGTATCCTCTTCCGCCCCATACCAATTTGCACGTGTTTCTTCTTTGCCACCTTCTTTAACAAAAGCTTTTGCAGCTTCTTCAGAGTCAAATCGAGCAACAACTTCACCGTTGTCCCAAACTCTCCACGTACCTCTTTTTTCATCAATTTCCATAAGTTACTCCTCGCATGTGCAATCGTAGCAAACTTCATTGATGCACTCTTTGCACTCTTTGCCACAATGACAGTCATGGCCGCATTTACCACATTTCTTTTCCATGATACTAATCCCAAAACCTACTATTACTTGGTAGGCGCCTAGGCAAGCAATATGCAGAAATATTGAGCTGCCTGTTTATCTGTCTCCGGTCTTTTGGAGATCGAGATCCATGCTCAATGTAATGAGCAAATTGGTTACAACGATGAATGTTTCTAAAATAAAACTCATCTGGAAGCGGATTACCATCCACAATCACTATGAGAACAAATGCCATTATCATCCTAGAGGATTCGCTAAAGCATCCATTCCTTCCCAAATATCATCAATTTCTTTATTGACTTTATCAATGCGCTTGTCTTGCTCTTGAAGATATTTGTCAAATCTTTTTACTTCTTCAGTTGCTATTTCAGCTTTCTTTACTGTTGTTTCCATTTCAGTTACAGTTTTCTCTGCTTCAACAACTCTTTCTTTAATTTTAAGTAACTCTCCTTGCTGAGTAATAATCGTAGTTAAATTTGTCTGTAGTGTTGCTAACTTACCTTGGAGCTGACTTATATCATTATCAGTTAGTTCTTGTTTTATTAACTCTATTTCTTCGTGCAACTTTGTAGTGTCAGGAATCTCATATG